TGAAAGTAATAACCCAAAAGATACGTCAATAAGAGTTGTTTTAAAACCAAATAGAGAGGAAAAATTAATACTACCTCCAGGATATATTAAAGATTACTAAGGGCATGGCATGTAACACTACCACGCCCCCAGACTCATTTTAAAGAGGTGAATCAACTATAGAGTCAGAGTTTCCGTTTTTATCCTTTCTCCATTGTTCAAACTCCTCTCTATCTTTTTCCTCTTTGTCCCATTGAGTTCTTAAAACTTCATCAACTGCATTTTCGATTTTTTTAAGACCTTCTTTAGTATCGACTAAAGTGATTATTTTTTTAATTAAATCTAATTTATCTTTTTCCATCTTTCTTACCTCCTTTCTCTAGTTTTTTAATTGATTGATGTATCTTTCTCCCTAAAACCCTATCTTCATCATCTAAATTACCACTTAGAGATTTTACACTAAGTATATTCATAATTATGTGAAGTTCATCTAGGGTTAATTCTATTTTAATTTTATCCATTATTTACTCTCCTTTTCTTTTTGCAAATGTAGGCACTCTACATTTACTATGAGTATGAATTGATAAATCTTGTGGTGGTTTGTGATATCTTTTTGGTTTTCTTTCTATGTTTGCTTTAGAAAGTTTATCGCACCAATTATTTATTCTATCCCATTTTTCTTTATTAGCTTTCTTTTCTTGAATTATAATATTGTCTTCTTCAAGTTGACAAATTTCTATTCTCTCCCACTCTCCATTTTTATAGACTAATCTTGTAACTAATTTTTTATTTGGATTTTGTTTTTTAAATTCTTTTAACTTTAAAACTCTTTTAAGTTCTCTCAAATCTTTTTTCTCATTATATCTTTTTTTAGCTTTCTCCTTTTGAATTTCTTTATTTCTTTCTATTTCTGCTAATACTCTTTCTCTGTATTCTCTTTGTTTATCTTCAATCATTTTCTTTCTCCTTTTTTATTTTTTAAATTATTAAACATCAAACATAGTCCTACACTATCCCAAACATATTACAAGAAAAAAATAAATTTTTTTTTCAATTCCTGGTTGTGTTGCATAAATGCAGCATGTTGCAAAAATACAACACTAGAGCTTAGAAACAATCTGAGCAATATTCTCTGTTCGTTGTGCTTTGGTTCCCATATAAATAATTATCGCATTTCTTCGCTTTGCAAATAATTGTGCCTTTCAACATTCTTTTTTTCTTCTCTATGTCTTTCTGCTTTATATAATCTTCAATGCCCTTATAATCTTTTGCTTTCATATTAGTACCTATAATTAAATTCTCCATTATTTTGTTCTTCATATAAAAATAAACCAAAATCATAGCCTTGTTGATAGCTATGTCTACAATATTTATTTTTTAAATCCTCATCTACATCACCGTCTAATAGTGCATTTGCAACACCATCTTTAAAAGCGTTTAATTGTTCTTCTTTCATATTAATACCCCAACCAATCTTTAAGATCTTTTAATTTATAAACTTTTTTCTTTCCTAATGTTTTAAAAAAGTTGTCTAACTCATCTAAGTTTCCATGTTGCTTGATTATGAAAACTGCTCTTTTAAGTGTTATTGTTATTGGTTCCATTTTTCTTCCTCACTTTCTGTTGTTTCAACTATATCTGATTTATCAAATTCTAAAGCATCTGATATTCCATTTCTAGTTATTGTAATTGTAGTATTATCCCACTCATCTTCTGAGATAACTACACCTTTTATATCAACGATATATTCTTTTGCCATTTTTCTTTTTCCTTTCTAACTTTAATTTATATTTATTATAATATACGCCACCTACACAACTCAAGATATTTTTTAAAGTCTGTTCCATGAGCCGTTTTACACTATCTTGAGTTGGTAAATTCTTTTTCATTTTTTATGTAATATTCTCCGACCACAAGTAATTAATATCCTTCCCATCTTCTCCACATTTTGGATCTGCTATTACTAGTCTTAATTTATTGACATTAATTTTAGCATTCAGTATTTCAGAAATCCAAGAGTCTGAGTCTAAATGGTCATAAGCATTTGTAAATTTCTCAACTTGCTTAGGGGTTACACTACAATGACTTTTTTTAAGATCATCAATATAAGTTCCTAAAGACCAAAGTTTTTTCTTTACAGATGTAGAAGAATTTAAAACATTTAAACAATGATTAAGTTCTTCCTTATCCATCTTCTTTCTATCCTCCAATGCATCTTTCATATCATCAATTAAATGTTGAATTGCAACTTCAATACAATTTATTTCCATTGATGTGAATGTTTTGTTTTTTTCTTTTGTCATTTTTTATCCTTTCTGTTTTTCTATCATTTATAATCCTATAATTAATATAATCAAGCATTATTTTTAAACACTACCTGGAGTTGTGTCCGTGAGCTTAGACACAACATGTAGTATTTCATCTTAGATCCTCAATAATATGGATTATTATAATCATTAATAGGCATACAAAACCACCTACACCCAAAATCATTGGTATATACCACCATTCCATTTTATTTTATCCTTTCTATTGTGCAATTATCCAAACGCCACGTGTAACCAACGAAAGAATAATTTTCCTCATCATTAAACTTTTTAAAAACCTCGTCCAATGATCTTGCCTTGTCATAGGCTTTTGTAGGTATCAAAGTACACCAATTAAACATTGAGTCATTAACTAACTTGCCCTCTTCCTTATCGAACAAATTAGTTCCTTCATATTCCTTTCTTAATGTTTTTTCAGTGTGAACTTGCACTATATCACCATCATTCCAAGTGCAAAGGTACATTTTTTCATTGTTTGCATTTTCAATCGTTATTGATTTATCCATTTTCTTTTATCCTTTCTTTGGGTTTATTTCTTCTTCTGACCATGTCCAACCCATAGACACATCAAAAGCTTTAATTGTTTTTCCATTACAATTAAATTCTGACCTTTCAATAGTTATTATATCATCTTCATTAAAATCTCTGATTGATATATTTTCATCATCAATTATTTTAAATAATTCATGATCTGTTATTGAATTAGTTTTTTTCTGTATTTCATTAAACTTTTTGATTTGGTCAAGTTCAACCATTGGAATTGACCAACCATTCCACTTATGATTGGTCACATACCCTTCAATATAATGATTACCTTCAACCCAATGATCATGATATAATTTTACTTTTTTCCATTCCATTGGAAATGAATTAGTAAATTTTATTTTTTCATTTCTTACATCATCAATGAAATTTTGATTATTTATATCTATTGATTTAACAAATCCCCCACCTTGAGGACATATAGACAATTTATTATTTTCAAACTTTGTGATCTCCATATAGTGATCATTATTTGAAGTACACATATATTTATTATTTTTTATTAACTCTTTTATGTTCATTTTATTTTCCCCCTTTCTCAAGTTTTTTAATTATTCTTTCTGCGTCTAATCTAGTTTCTTGAGATCCGACAATAAAATTGTTTTTAATATCTATAATTTCATAATAAAATAGACCCTTTACAATTTTATATCTTTTTTTCTCCATGTTTTTAAAAGTTTGTTGAATTATACTAACAACATCTTTTAAACTTTGTTTGTCTTGTTGTTTATTCATTTTTTTATTTCTCCTTTTTAATATCCTTTATAGTCCTATAAATAGTAAAATCAACTATAAACAATATAATTGTTTCTGATCTAATTGCTTTTTGGCTCAAATCCTAAGATTATATTAGCCATAAAATCCCAATATTTTTCGCAAACTTTACTTTGCATTTTTTCGCTTGGGTTTTCGTCAATAGATCCCATTTTGATGGCAAGTTTAATAATATCTGAATAATAATATTCAAGATCTAAAGCCAAACCACTCAACCACTCTGACATGGCTTTGAACTTTCCAACTCTCTCGATCATGAAACCATACTCAGAATAGAAACGATCAAAAATATATTTAATCTTTTCTTCATCTGTTTTGATTGGCTTACCTTCTCCATCTTCTTCAATTGTTGACAGAATATAATTTTTATAATTCTTTTTATATTCTGTATGATGTAACTTTGTCATTTGTTTTTATCCTTTCTTTTATATTTATATATGAAGGAGATTATAGGAGAAAAAACAGAATTCAAGAAAATATTTAACTTTTTTTGAAAAAACCTGGATATAGTAGGTCCCGGATTTTAGGCACAAGATATAGTGTTTTCAACTTGAAATTGTAGAGCTTTAAATGTAGATGTTACTTCAAATAATAATGAAGAATGAAAGTAAATTTTATCACGAAATCAAAAAGAATATTAATCAAATTAGTTGGATTAGAATTGAGAATAATAGTTTATTTGGTACTCCAGATCTATTGGGCTATAATGATAATTGCACCTTTTTCACAGTAGAGTTAAAAGTCGCTAGAGGTAACAAGGTTGCCTTCTCTCCTCATCAAATTGCATTCCATTTTAAACACTCAAAGAATACTTTTATCTTAGTTAAGGGGCAAGGTTCGAGGTCTCCGAAACTTTTTGAAGGGTCAAAGATCCATGAACTTTTAAACGTGGGTTTTAAATCAAGGGCATTGGCTCAAGGTTACGAAGATATTAAAAAGGTTTTTTGTTCTTTGTGATCATTACTATTGATAGTCATAAATTATCGTTAGTAATAATTTAATGACAATGGCCAAAGATCCGTGGTCAATGGATCCTAAGCCAAAGCCAAAAACCAAAAAACAAACAACACCAACCCCCTTTTTTCTACAAAAAGTTACTTATACTGTGCACATGTGCTAAGACTTAGACTGTTATAGTTGGTAAAATCATTTTCATTAGGTATAGTAACCCTAAAAAATTTTTTAAAAAATTTAATTGGTTTGAAAAAAAATTTTGCAAAATTTTAAATGAATTTGAATAATGTAGACATAAGTAAACTACCTGCAGATGTCCGAAAAACCTTTAGACAACTTCAAGTATTACATGCTGAAAAAAAGATACAGAATAAGGCTAAGAATGATTTCTTATCTTTTGTCAAATGTGTTTGGCCAGATTTTATAGAAGGCTCGCATCACAGACACATTGCTGACAAATTTAATAAATTAGCTACGGGTGAAATAAACCGTCTAATTATTAACATGCCCCCAAGACACACCAAGTCGGAGTTTGCCTCATACTTACTTCCTGCTTGGATGGTGGGCCGTGAGCCGAAGCTCAAGATCATTCAAGCAACACACACGGGAGAACTTGCAATTAGGTTTGGTCGTAAGGCTAAGAACTTAATTGATAGTGAGGACTACGGAAAAATTTTTAAAACAAGATTACAAGAAGATAGTAAAGCAGCGGGACGTTGGGAGACATCAGATGGAGGTGAATACTTTGCAGCTGGTGTTGGCGGTGCAATCACGGGTCGTGGTGCAGATCTTTTAATTATTGACGACCCACACTCAGAACAAGATGCAATGTCCAAGGTCGCACTAGAAGGAGCCTACGAATGGTATACCTCTGGCCCACGACAAAGGATGCAGCCTGGTGGTAAAATAGTTTTAGTTATGACTAGATGGAGCACAAAAGACCTAACTGGTATGCTTGTTAAAAATCAAACAGAGGCTAAAGCTGATCAGTGGCACGTGGTCGAGTTTCCAGCAATCATGGAACATGGACCAGTATGGCCTGAATATTGGAAGCAAGACGAACTTGAAAAAGTAAAAGCAACACTTCCTGTTGCTAAATGGAACGCACAGTGGATGCAAAACCCAACAGCTGAAGAAGGTGCGATATTAAAACGAGAGTGGTGGAGAACTTATACGGATGAAAATATTCCACAGTTACAACACGTGATACAAAGTTATGATACAGCTTTTCTTAAAAAAGAAACAGCTGACTACAGTGCTATAACTACATGGGGAGTATTTTATCCATCAGAGGATGAGGGCGCTAATTTAATATTACTAGATGCCATCAAGGGACGATACGAGTTCCCTGAACTAAGGCGCTTGGCTCTTGAACAATACGAGTATTGGAAACCTGAAACGGTAATTGTTGAGGCAAAAGCTAGTGGATTGCCCTTGACCTATGAACTGAGGAAAATGGATATACCGGTCGTGAACTTTAGTCCTTCTAAAGGAAACGACAAGCACGCTCGTGTAAATGCAGTTGCACCTTTATTTGAAAGTGGTATGATATGGGCACCAGAGCAAAAGTTTGCCGAGGAGGTCATAGAAGAATGTGCAGCATTCCCATATGGCGATCATGATGACTTGGTTGATAGTACAACACAAGCGATTATGCGTTTTAGACAAGGTGGATTGATTGACCACCCTGAAGATTATGTAGATCAAAAAGAACCAAGGCCTAAAAGGAATTATTATTAATGTCTAGCTTAATAGATGAATACACAAAAAACAAAAGTCCAGAGGACAAGAAAGAAGTTGAAAGACGTGTTCGTGAAATGGCAGGCAATATGTCAGAACTATCTGCACTAATGTTAGTGTTAGAAGAAATGAGACAAGAAGGAAAAAAAGATGGTGGTATCATGAGTAAACGTATTGGTTTTAGAATAGGTTCTGATGAGGGTAAAGATGTTTCAGGTAGAGAATACGGAACAACTTCAGCAGCGTCTATGGGAGTTGCAACATCTCCAAGTCGAGATGATAGTGACGATACTTTTACAAATGGGGGAGACAACAATAATCCAGTTGTTGATATTGGGAAAGCAATCGCAACTAATACAGCAAAAACATATGCAAAAAATAAAGCAATAGAAAAACTAGGTCTAGGGGGAATAATGAGCATGTCTCCTCAAGTGATGGCTATTTTAGGAATTTTAAAAACATTAAGAGATCCACAAATTGAAGATGAAGACATAAAGTTTGCAAAAGGTGGACGTGTTGCTTATCAAGAGGGAACACCAAATAGAAAACTTTATGAAACTCCAGTTACCGATGTAATCAAATCAGTAAATGAAAAAACTATTGATGCTTTAGAAAAGGGTGGAGAATTATTTAACAAGTATAGTGGCATAGATGCGGTATATGATTTTCCAGGAGCTGGGTCGGGTGCAACAGGTGCATCATCTGATTTTAGACATCAAGCAGCGTCTAATGCTTTGGCAAAAGCTTTGGGAAAAGGTCAGTATACAGATCCCATATTAGGACCGATTAGTTATTTATCGGGTGGTATAGGGTCTTTTGGTTTAGGAACAGGAAAAGAAGTAATAGATTTTTTTAAAGGTGTTGCAGATCCTACCATGACAACTAAAGAAGCTTTTGACCAAGCTCTTGAGGATACCATAAGTAATTTTAAAGGAGCCTTTGCTCCAGCGGGTACAACTAGCGAGGAGTTATATGCCGAGTTAATGAAAGATTATGTTCCTAATAGAAGTTTAAGAATGTTAGACAACTCTGCACAGATTTTTATGCAAAGAAGAAAAGCACTTGAGGATGCAGCGAAAAAACAACAAGATTTTTTAAAACAAAAAGATATAATAATACCTCCTCAAAAACCTAAAAAAATAACAACCACGAAACCTGGAACAGGTGGTGGAGGCGGAGGAAGACAAGTTGATACTAGCAGAGGTGCGGTTAGAGGTGCACAACAAGACATATCTAATTATCAAGATTTTGGTGAGGTGCCTTTAGCTAAAGGTGGACTAGCTGCAATGTTAGGTGAGTAATGGTTAAAAAGTTAACAACAACGATACCACCTTTACGAGGACCTAACCCTCAAGGGTTGAATGTTCCCCTAAAACAAGTTAAAACCTTTAAACTGGAGAAATTAAATGGCAGAAATAGACAAGTCGCTTCCCAACGAAGTCAGATCAAAGGTAGAGATACCGTCTGAAGAAGTTAATGTTGAAGAAGTTGTAGAACAAAAACCACCGGTAGAAGTTATACCTGAAGACGATGGTGGTGTAACATTAGACTTTGAACCAGGTTCAATTAATATACCTGGAACAGAAAATCATTTTGATAATTTAGCAGACATATTACCTGAAGACATTTTAGAACCAATCGGTGGTGACATGGTTCAAAATTACATGGATTACAAAGCATCAAGAAAAGATTGGGAACAATCTTATACACAAGGTTTAGACTTATTAGGATTTAAATATGAAAATAGAACTGAACCCTTTCAAGGTGCAAGTGGTGCAACACATCCAGTTTTAGCTGAAGCTGTTACACAGTTTCAAGCACAAGCATATAAAGAATTATTACCAAGTGACGGACCTGTAAGAACACAGATTATAGGAGTTAAAAATCCACAAACAGAATTACAAGCACAACGTGTTAAAGATTACATGAATTATTTAATCATGGATCAAATGAAAGAGTATGAAGAAGAATTTGACTCTATGTTGTTTCATTTACCACTTGCAGGTTCTACATTTAAAAAAGTTTATTATGATGTACCATTAGGAAGAGTTGTATCTAAGTTTGTACCCGCAGATGAATTAGTTGTGCCATATACTGCAACTTCAATAGAAGATGCTGAAGCTGTAATTCATGTTGTTAAAATGTCAGAGAATGAATTAAGAAAACAACAAGTGTCTGGTTTTTACAGAGATATAGAATTAGCACCACCAAGTAGTGTTGAACAAAACTCAGTAGAGAAAAAAGAAAAAGAATTAGATGGCACTAAAAAATCTGGTAAGCAAGAAACAATATATACTTTACTAGAGTGTCATGTAAATTTAGACCTAGAAGGTTTCGAAGATGTTGATTCAAGTGGTGAACCAACAGGAATAAAATTACCTTATATCGTTACTGTGGAAGAAGGTAGTCGAGAAGTTCTTTCTATTAGAAGGAACTATGCACCTGAAGATCTGAAAAAAAATAAAATTCAATATTTTGTTCATTTTAAATTTCTGCCAGGACTTGGATTTTATGGCTTTGGGTTAATACATATGATTGGCGGATTGAGCAGAACTGCGACTGCTGCTCTCCGTCAATTATTAGATGCAGGAACATTATCTAATTTACCTGCAGGATTTAAACAAAGGGGTGTAAGAGTTAGAGATGAAGCAGCTCCAATACAACCAGGTGAATTTAAAGATGTAGATGCACCAGGTGGTAATTTAAGAGAAGCTTTCTTTCCTTTACCATACAAAGAACCTTCACAGACATTGTTAAATTTATTAGGTGTGGTTGTATCCGCAGGTCAAAGATTTGCCGCTATTGCTGACATGCAAGTAGGAGATAGCAATCAAGCTGCAGCTGTTGGTACAACGATTGCATTATTAGAACGTGGTTCAAGGGTCATGAGCGCAATACATAAAAGATGTTACGCAGCTATGAAGGATGAGTTTAAATTATTATCTAAAGTTGTGTCTCAATACTTACCACCAGAATATCCATATGATGTAGTTGGTGGAGCACGGAACATTAAACAAGCAGACTTTGATGATAGAATAGATGTTATACCGGTTGCAGACCCCAATATATTTTCAATGTCGCAAAGAATTACACTTGCACAAACACAATTACAAATAGCAACATCAAACCCTAATTTACATAACATGTATCAGATTTATAGAAACATGTATGAAGCGATTGGTGTTAAAAATGTGGATGCAGTTTTACCACCGCCTGCACCAACAGCACCTATGGATCCTAGTATGGAACACATAAATGCTCTTGCAGGTAAACCTTTTCAAGCTTTTCCAGGTCAAGATCATAGAGCACATATAACTGCACATTTAAATTTTATGTCAACTAACATGGTTAGAAATAATCCTGCAATAATGGGTGCTATACAAAAAAATATTTTAGAACACATAAGTTTAATGGCACAAGAACAAGTACAATTAGAGTTTAGAGAACAAATGCAAGAGATGATGTTAATGCAACAGATGGCTGCCATGAATCCACAAGTTCAACAACAACTACAATCAATGACAAATCAGATAGAAGCAAGAAAATCTGTGTTGATTGCAGAGATGACTGAAGAATTTATGAAGGAAGAAAAGCAAATTACATCACAATTTGACTCTGATCCTCTTCTAAAACTAAAATCTAGAGAAGTTGACCTACGTGCAATGGAAAATGAGCGTAAAAAAGACAACGATCAAGCACAACAAGACCTTGCAAGAGCAAGATTAATGCAATCAGGTGAAAATTTTGATGAAAAATTAGAGCAGAATGAAGATTTAGCTAAATTAAGAGCTGGAGTAAGTCTTGCAAAGACTGGAATTCAAGATGCCAAGATAATGATAGACGATTAATTATGCCATTGACACAAAAAGGTAAAAAAATTATGAAATCTATGAAGAAACAGTATGGTAAGAAGAAGGGAGAAACTGTTTTCTATGCATCTAAGAATAAAGGTGTTATAAAAGGAGTGGATAAAACCAAAAAAAGGAGCAAAAATGCAAAAACTTGATAAAATTAAAGAAGTTAAAGTTGCAGATCAACAAGTTGAGATAGATCCTAGATCTAAAACAACTGCTGACAAAGCTTTTAACTATATTGCAACAGGAAAACCTGAGATGCCAGTTGGCGGTCAGAATGCAATGTTGCCAGAAAAGAAAAGAAATTCAAAAGCGTACTAATTTATGTGGTTCAGTGCTATTAAATTAGCGATATCTGCTGGAAGTAAGATATACGCCAACAAGCAAAAGGCTAAGATGGCCATGTCTGATGCTCAGTTGTTACATGCAGAGCGTCAAGCACGTGGTGAAGAAGCTTATCAAGGTAAACTTTTAGAAGCCCGACAATCAGACTGGAAGGACGAGGCAGTTTTGATAATTCTCAGTTTGCCCGTGTTGGTGCTTGCATATGCAGTGATATCGGATGATCCAACAGCGATGGACAAAGTAAAATTATTCTTCGAGATGTTTTCACAGCTGCCGGGATGGTTCACAAATTTGTGGATCCTTGTCGTGGCGAGTATTTATGGTATAAAGGGTACACAAATATTTAGAAACGGAAAAAAATAATGGCAAATAAATATTACAGACAAAATTTTGATAAAGGCGGTGGAGCAGACAGTGGTAGAATGGGTGAAATTAAAAGTCAGGCTACTCTTGCAGGAGATCAGATAAGAAAATTATATAAAAAAATGGAACCTGGTGGAAGAATGTCTGAAAGAGATTTAAAAATGATTAAAAAAATGATGGACAATAAAAAATTAAATCTACCTAATACACCACCTCCAACAATAAATTCTGCAATGAAATTTTTAAAAAAAATGGAACCAGATAATCCAAGATTCTCTGAAAAAGATATTGAATTAGCAAAAAAAGCATTAGGAATGAAAAAAGGTGGTAGAGCTGCTTTAAAAAGAGGTGGTGGAAAATTTCCTGATTACTCTGGAGATGGAAAAATTACTATGAGAGATATTTTGATGGGCAGAGGTGTTATTCCAAAGAAAAATAAGAAAAAAATGATGGCTAAAAAATTTAAATCACCAATGGAAAAAGCAATAAGAGGTAAAAAAGCATAATGACTAAATTGTGTCCCAGAGGTAAAGCCGCAGCGAAACGAAAATTTAAAGTATATCCCAGCGCATATGCTAATGCCTACGCTTCTAAAATTTGTGCAGGTAAAATAAAAGACCCATCTGGTGTAAAAAGAAAAGATTTCAGAGGTAGTAAAGCTGAGGGTGGATTAATGGAAGCAACTGCTAGATTAAAAAGACAAGGTTATCTTAGAGGTGGTGTTGCTAGAGGTTGTGGAAGAATTTTAAAAGACAGAAAAAAAGTAACTAAGTACGCATAATGCTATGGCGAAAAACGGACTTGATAAATGGTTTGCTCAAAAATGGGTAGACATAGGTAGTAAAAAGAAAGATGGTTCTTTTGCTAAATGTGGAAGATCAAAACAGAAAGCAGATGCAAAACGTAAGTATCCAAAATGCGTCCCGTTAGCTAAAGCAAGATCTATGACAGAAAGCCAAAGACGTTCAGCTGTAAAAAGAAAAAGAGCAGTTGCACAAGGCGTTGGTGGTAAACCAACTAATGTTAAAACATTTGCTAAAAGAGCAAAAGCTATGGGTGGTGGTTTTATGGCAAGGAGAGCATCATATGTCTAGAAATGATTTTGGTTTAAGATTCGGTGAACCTAAACAATATTATGGAAATGTGCCTGATGGCAGACAAGCATTAGCTGATGGTGGTAGAGCAAGAGATAAGCAACCACCAAAAACTAAAAAGTATTTCAGATCTACAAAGTCTGGAGCAGGGATGACTAAGGCTGGGGTCGCCCGATATAGAAGAGAAAATCCTGGCTCAAAACTAAAAACAGCGGTCACTGGCAAAGTCAAACCAGGATCTAAAGCTGCTAAAAGACGTAAATCATTCTGTGCGAGATCACTTGGACAAATGAAAAAATTTCCTAAAGCTGCTAAAGATCCTAACTCAAGACTAAGACAGGCTCGCAGAAGATGGAAATGTTAATATGAGAAAAGCAAAAATGGGTGGTGGTATGATGAGAAAAGATACCATGATGAAAAAAGGTGGAAAAATCCCTCCACAACTTAAAAAATACGTGATGGCTAAAAAGAAAAAAGCCAAAATGAAAAAGAAAGCGTAATGGTTAAGAAAATAAAAAAAGTTGCAAAAGCTTTAAAGAAAGCCTCTGCTTTACATAAGAAACAAAGTAAAGTTATAGAGAAGCATATTAAGGAAATGAAACGTGGCGGATCCAAAAAAAGGTACGGGTAAAAAACCTAAAGGGTCTGGACGTAGACTTTATACGGACGAGAATCCTAGAGACACCGTCCGTATAAAATTTGCAACACCTACAGACGCTAGAAAGACTGTTGCAAAAGTTAAAAAAATATCAAAACCTTTTGCAAGAAAAATACAAATCCTTACTGTTGGAGAACAGCGTGCCAAGGTAATGGGTAAATCAAAAGTCGCTGCTATATTTAAGAAAGGCAAAGATGCAATTAGAAACCGTCGTAACAAAACTAATTAAATTCATGAAAGCTAGGTCAGACGCTCTAGCACTGTCGGTCACTTCAGGTAATATTGACAGCATGGAAAAATATAGATATATAATAGGACAAATAGCTGCTATAGAAGCAGTGCTA